TTGATGCCATCGTAAATACGGTTGTGTTTGCTGGCGACATCAGCGGCACTCAAATGTCTCCCTTGACTGATACGGCAGGCACGGCTCCTACGGGCGATGTCATTGAAGTTTCTGGTGGTGTGGTGGTGCTTCACCCTTACGTCTTTGTGTATGGTGACAACGGTCTCATCAGAAACTGCGTTGCAGGAGACCCCTTTAATTGGAACGGCGCGGACGCCAACGAGACCAACGTATCGTCAACCAAGATTGTTAAAGGTCTGCCAGTGCGCGGTGGCTCAAACGCTCCCTCTGGTTTGTTTTGGTCGTTGGACTCGCTGATTCGCGTCAGCTACACGCCAACCACCGTGACAATTGCTTCAGTCCCCCAAACTTTTTTTTGGCGGTATGACATTATTTCCAGCCAGTCTTCTATTCTCTCTAGCCAGTGCGTCATTGAGTACGACGGCATCTACTATTGGATTGGTGTTGACCGCTTCTTGCTGTACAACGGTGTGGTCAAGGAAATTAAGAACACGTTCAATCAGAACTACTTCTTCGACAATCTGAATTACCAGCAACGTCAAAAAGTGTATGCCAACAAGGTTCCTCGTTTTGGAGAAATTTGGTGGTTCTACCCTTCTGGAGACAGCGAAGAGTGCAACGACTGCATCATCTACAACATTCGCGAAGACTGTTGGTATGACGCTGGGCAAGCCTTGGGCGCGTATCGTACTGCTGGATTTTTCTCAACAGTGTTTCGTTTTCCCATTAACGCTGGCGCAACCTTGAGCGAGTTGACTGAAGTTTTTGCCACGACCGCTACTACGGTGAACGCTAGTGCCAATATTGAAATCCCAATCACCAACTTGGTGTTGTTGGGTCAACAAGTCATTGGCGCTGGCATTACAAACATTTCGCTGGTGATTGCTATTGCCCCAAGCGCAACGCCCAACTTCTTTACCGTCACCTTGGACAATCCCGCCACAGCGTCTGCAACCGTCCCTGTGACGTTCAATACGACCGCAGGCAGGGTTACCCTGTGGCAACATGAAATTGGCACTGACGAAATTATTTTTGAGTCTTCCAACGCAATTGACAGTTTCTTCGAGACAAGCGACTTGGGATTTGTGGCTGGTGGCCCCGCTCAGACCTCGCCTGTGGGTGATAACTTCTGGGTCAATTTGGAACGTGTTGAGCCTGACTTTATACAGGAAGGGGAAATGACTTTTCAAGTGACTGGTCGCCCCTACGCGCAGTCAACCGATGTGGCTTCGCAAGAGTATCCGTTTGACCCTGATACGGGCAAGATTGATATGCGTCAGCAGCGACGTGAGATTCGCTTGCGGTTTAGAAGCAACGTGAGCGGTGGAAACTATGAAATGGGTAGGGTGTTGTTAAGCGTCACGCTTGGCGACGTCAGACCTTTCGGAAATTAAGATGGCGCTTGCGCTTGTATACGACCCTCGGTATCACACATGGAACTCTTGGTCGAGTCTTATGTGCGAGGCTTATGCGGCGCAACAGCTATCAATAAATACTCCCGAAGAGGAGTGGCAGAAGTGGGCGGCTGGACTGAAGGCTATTGACGTTTTTGAGAACGAAGGTATCCCCGGCCCCTACATATATGAGAACTGGTATGACTGGGCGCAAGCCGTAGTCGGAGCAGTCAATCAGCCCACAGAGGAAATGGCAACATGAACTTCATTGAACTTTTTAACATGGTGTCTGGTGTGGCGCGGCCAGCGCACGCCGGGAAAATTATTGCAACGTCGATGGAGGACTCTCTCCAAGAGATCGGTCTTGACAGCCTTGATGGGCTTGTAATGCTGATGTACCTCTGCGAACTCTACGGCATTCCTGACGACGAAGAAACCAAGTACTGGCACCCAACCACGGTGCAAGAGACCTACGACCTCATTATGAGCCGCAAAACACAAGAGCCAGTGTCGGTTGAAGAAGCCAGAAAGGCCATTCGATGATCTACCTGACTCACTACAGAACGGCCTCCACAGATAACGTTGAGCAATTTGACGACATCATTTACCCCCAAAAGGTTCACTGGTTTCCTGACACATACGCTCGAGTAAAAACTGGGCTTTTCTACGTCCCCCACAAGTTGGCCGAGAAAGTTCTTGACCCTGAATTAATGACGTACTTGCGCGAGAACCCCGTGGGTAAGACTGCATTTATTCTTGCGGCTGGCAACGCGCACTTTGCGGGTATCAACCAGCGCCCCTACGACAGCAAGCTGACATACAACTACAAGTTTTTGCCCTTTACCCTTACGCAGGTTTACGCTGGCCGCACCGCTCAATCTTGCGGCACCATGGATATGGTGACCACCGACTCAAGCGCCTGCGCCAGCAGCCTGAAGGTCATGCAAGATGTGCAGAACCTGATCCAGCACTATGACTTCCATCGCGTCATCGTTTTGACCGTAGAGGACGGCGTGTCCAACGCTGTTTTGGAGTTTTTTGGTGAAGCCCGCGCTGTGTTGACGGCCAAGGACGAAGAGGCTGGCCTGAAGCCCAGCGCATTTGACAGCGCCAACAAAGGTTTCAGGGTAGGCCAAGGAGCCGCGTTTGCGGTGTTCCATAGTGCCGAGGCAGTCAAGGCTTTGCAAATCGACCCCAAGGCCCGCCTATGGGGCGCGTACAACGCTTCTGAGGCATCTACCAATGCCATCGGTCAATGCGAGGACGGTGAGGGCTTCTCAAAGGCCATGGCTGGTGCAATCCATTATTCCAAAATAATCAAGGCTGACATTAAAATAGTCAAAACGCATGGAACAGGCACGGAGTCCAACAACAAGGCTGAAAAAGCAGCCTTGACTGGCAACCTCTGGGATTTTGTTGCAACGTCCTACAAGCAAAAAATAGGTCACACAATGGGTTCCAGTGGTTTGCTGGAAACGCTACTATTGCTGGATGATATGAAAAAGGGATTCGTCCCGGGAATCGAAAACCGAACTGAAAGCGACTCGGTATTCCTTTCGGAATCGATAAGCCCCCCAAAGGGGTTGATTCTAAGTTTGGCGGCGGGGATGGGAAACATCTATTCCGCTGCAATTTTTGAGGAAATGTGATGCTAGTCGACAGCAAAAAGAAAGAACTCAAAGACGAGGCCGTGTTGATGATCGCCGCGCAGGAGACAAAGTCTCAGTACCCTGCCGCCACCGTGTTCGCCGCCATCGTTGAGGAGATGAATCAATATGGAACCAGCACCTACCGTGCGGGTAACACCATTTTTGTGATGCATCACGCCAAAGACCGCATAGGATTTTTCCGTGCGCTCAATGCAGACGTAGCCCGCAATTACCTTGAGAACTCCTACGAGTGGGTGCAGGCCGCTTACAAGATGGGTTTTGACGTCATGCAGACCGAGTTTGAAGACCCGACCATCATTAACGTGTTCAAGGCCATCTCGCGCAATCCACCGCAAGAGGGCATGGGCTACAAGGCAGAAAAGACGACAAAGGGTTACCGTGTCACTTTGAAACTAGGCCCAAAACGGGAGAGTGAAAAATGAGTGCAGTCGTAAGTTTTGTTTCAGACGTCGTCGAGAGCGTTGTTGATGCAGTCGGTGACGTTGTTGAAAGCGTTGTTGACGTTGTTGAGCAAGCTGTTGAGTTTGTTGGTGAAACGGTGCAGGCCGTCATTGATGACCCACTGCCTGTTCTGCTTTCTATTGCTGGGTCGTTTGTCGGCATTCCTCCGATGGTCACAAACGCCGCCATTACGGCAGCACGCGGGGGCGACCTTGGCGACATCGCTTTGTCTGTAGGCACTGCTTACTTTGCGCCCACCGTATCAAACTCAATCAGTTCTACCCTGTCGTCCACCATTGGTGATGCGCTCATCAATGAGACTGTGTCCAACACTGTCGTCGACGGCATCAGCAAAGGATTGGTCAACGGCACTATTTCTGAAATCAGGGGCGGTGACTTTGGAGACGGATTCGCTGGCGGTTTTACTGGCACCATTGTTGGCGCTGGGGTCGGAGAGGTTAGCGAATTTGTGAACGAGAATATTTTTGAAGAGTTGCCTGACATGGGCAAATTTGGCGACTACGCACAGAAGGCTGTGACTTCTGGCATCACAGCAGAGATTACCGGGCGCGGCAGTTTTGATACCGCGTTCACCAACAGCGTGATCAATTCCGCAGCCAACGTTGGTGCAAATTACGCTACAAGCGCAATCAGCGATCAGTTCAACACTACCGTTGCAACTGATCAGGAAATCGTAGGCGCTGAAGATGGCAACAAAGAAGACTACGTTGATTTGCTGACTGAGTTAGATGACTCGTGGGCCAAAACCACAGGTATGGTTGGTACAAGCGCAGGCTTGCCTGATGAGATTGTTGAAGAAGTTGAAGTCTCCGATATTGGTCGTGGCACAACCAGTGTGCAAGATGACCCAATGATTCTTGAGGCAATCACAGAAGATGAAACCGAAAGCGCATTGATTGGTTACACCAAGCCTGACGAGTTGGGCAATTCAAGTTTGGCTGAAATTGGTGAGCCTGAAAATGTCGAAGACTTGGCTGAAGAATATGCCAAGGAAGATGTACCTGCTGATGTTGCAGAGTTAGAGAGAGAAACCGCCCCTGAGATGCAAGCGCCAATCCTTGGTGGTCTGGCGGCTGTGCAACCTCGGGCTAAAGAGTCAATTTATGAGATGCCTGCTCTTGAAGAGCAGCGCCCCGAGGCAGCGCGTCAAACAGATGCCTTTGACGAGTTCACACAAAATCTTGTTGCCACCCCGACTGAGGAGGCCGCTCCCGATTTTGGCGGTGAATTGCTCAAGCCTTTGGGGGAGATTGACAAGCCAATGGGTGGCCTCCAGACGTCTCTGACTCAGGACACTGGCACCGCAGGCAAGTCAATAGTCTCTGGCGCTTTGAATCAGATTTTGAAGCCTGCGTTCCGTCAAGGCATCACAAAGACTTTGCGTAGACCCACTACCAGACCAAACCAAGCGCCTACGCGGGTTGCCGCCAAGACTGCGCCGAGAAGGTTGTCGGCTGACCAAATGGCCGCAATCCAAAGAACGCAGCCATTACAAAAAATGGACATCAGCAAAGCTGCACCAAAAAGAAAACCAGTTGCGCAAAAAGTAGATGTTGCGAAACTTACTCCACTCAAAGACATCACCAGCCTGTCAGCCCTTTTGGCTGGCGGAAAGGGACAAGGATAAGCCATGGCAATTCTCAGCAAACGTCGCTCAAGTTCAAGCCCAGCAAAGGATACTAGCGTCAAAACCAAGACAAGGCCGTCTGCCAAGCTGACCAGCGCCCTGAGTGGCCCTAACGCAGTTAACACGCGCCCTGCCGTGGGCGTAAGTTCGCCGACGTCTATTACGTCAAGCGGCTCGGGTGGTACTCGGCCAGCAATTACCAAATCGGCCAGCGGCTCAAACAAAAGCACCTCTGGCCTTGGCAAGACATTGACAAGCGCATTGGCTGGCGCAGGCGCTGGTGTGGCCGGGAAGATGGCCTACGACAAGTTTTTTGGCAAAAAACCATCTACTCCCAAGCAGCCAAGTGCCCCGGTTACTCCCCCTACTTCTGTGGTTCGGCCACCTGTAGTGCCGCCAAAAATCCCCGGGCTTCCAACAATCCCGGGCACAAAACCGCCCGTCACAAAACCACCTGTGACGAAGCCGCCCGTCACAAAACCGCCTGTTACTAAGCCGCCAGTGACCAAGCCCCCGGTCACGAAGCCCCCTGTCACTCCAAAAGTTCCCGTCGTTCCTAAAGGCCCAACGACTCCGCCTAAAGATGGCGAGACCACCCCGGTGGTTGATTCAGGCCCAGTCAGAAATGATGACGGCTCGATAACCAATGCCGACGGCTCTAAGACCTACACTTATGATGACGGTTCAACCATCACCGTTGATGCGGACGGCAATATTGTTTCCAGTGAAGAGTCGACTGACATTGGTGACGTTGGCGGTGGCTCAAAAGAGATTGTCAATGACGACGGCTCGATCACCTATACCTATGACGATGGCAGTTCAATTACTGTTGACGCCAGTGGCAATGTAACTGGCTCAACCGATGCCACCGATGTTGCCGATGATGCCGATGATGACACTGGCGATGTGGTCGATGACTACGAGTCGGGCTTTTTTCAAGATGATGACGGCAACATCTACAACGCTGACGGCGAGTTGGTGTACGAGGCCGATGGCGGCGCATACGAAGAAGAGAACGAGTATGTGGAGGACTACTACACAGACGACGACGGCTATGTGTACGACTCAAACGGTGACCTGTCGTATGACCCCTATGACACTGGCGTTGAATATGACGACAGCGAAATTGACTACACGGATATGTACGAAGATGATCCAATCGATGACACCATTGTGGACGAAGAAGAGTACAACTACGACGACTACTACGATCTCAAGAAGGGCGGGTTTATTACCATGATGAAACACGGTGGAGACGTGCGCCATTTTGTAGATGGTGGCTATTCAGACACGACTGAAGAAGTCCAAGACTTCCAGAACGTTGGATATAACTACGGCGAGTACGACGAACCCGGTTTGCTGACAGGCGACATGAGCCTGTATAACACTGGTACGCCTCGCAACACATACACCACTGCTGACTCCGAAGTTATGGACACCGAAATGTTTGATGACGGCAGTTACATAGAGTATTTAAGCGATGGCACATACATCACCTATGACACTGATGGCAACGTGTACGAATCTTCTGGCGGCAATCAAGACTCTGGAAACCGCACTGAAACATTTGACGATGGCTCAACAATTACCTACGACGCCAACGGTGACGTGGTTGGTTACACCGAGGCTCCTGATCAGGCGGGCAACCGCACTGAGGTGTTTGATGATGGCTCATCCATTACCTACGGCCCCGATGGAAGCGTGGTTGACTACACAGAATCGCCAGACTCATCCATCATCAACGTAGGTTCTGGCGACAAAGACATCTACAAGCGCAACCCAGTCAAAAGTGCTGCGGATATTGCCAAAGAAAAATTAAACCAAAAAGAACAAAAAAGCACTTTGGACAAGATGATCTCGAGCATCACTGGCAGTGAGTACCTCGGTGCTGGCGCTGCTGGTGCCGTGCTGGGTGCATTGCTTGGCAATAGTGATTTGTTCTCTGGCGGCGGCTCTGATCGTCAGGCCATCGACATGACCAAGGTTGGAGCAATAAATCCTCGCACCACTAACTTTGGTGTCGGCGCACCTCGTTACGTCACTTATGACGAGTACGGCGCTCGGAATCAAATGCCTGACCTGTATGGCGATGAGTTGTATACAAACCTGAACGCACCGGGCTTTAACCCTGTGAGCGAGGGCGACTACGACGTTACCGAAGCAGCCCCGGCAGAGGCACCCGCTGAAGCGCCAAAGATGGCCGCAGGCGGCTTGGCTGACACCTACTTCACCTTTGGCAAAGCGGTTGATCCTTTGGAGAATCTGCGCAACCCCCAGCCGATGCAACAGGGCCAATCCGGGATGCCGCAGGCCATGCCGCCCACAATGCCCCAGAATGCCCCACAAGGCGGTCTTGGCGCGTTGTCGCAAGCTGCACAGCCAAGCATGGCTATGCGCCCTGCAATGCCTCCCAAAATGCCAATGGCAGCGCCGATGGGCGTGCCCCAAGGCCAACCGGGTATGCCGCAAGGTATGCGTAGCGGCGGCTTGCCAGCGCTGTCAAACGTTCCGCTCAGGGAGGGCCGCTTGGACTTCCGCCAAGGTTCCGCCGTGCATGGGCCGGGTGACGGACAATCGGACGACATCCCAGCTATGCTGGCGGATGGTGAATATGTGATTGATGCTGAGACCGTGGCCCAGATTGGCAACGGCTCAACTAAGGCAGGAGCGCAGGCTTTGGACAAGTTCCGCGAGAGTATCCGCGCCCACAAGCGCTCTGCTCCATTGAACAAAATCCCGCCAAAGACCAAGGCGCTAACGTCTTACCTGAAGAAAGGAAAATAAAATGGCTGGACTTTTCCAAGGTGATCCACTACCTGATGTGGTCACGACAACCGAACAGCAACAGACTGCTCCAGAGTTCTATACCAACTATCTTCAGGACATTGCCAACTTAGGCCAGAACGCAATCCAACAGGGTGGCGTTGCTGGCTTTTCTGGCCTGCAACAGCAAGCGCTTCAAATGGTGCCAGACATTGCCTTTTCTGGCGCTGGCTCATTGGGCGCGGCATCGAAGTTGATGGGTGAGGCTGGTGCAACCACCATGCCCGACGTTGTCGGCGACTACATGAACCCCTACACCTCAAGGGTGGTAGATGAAATGGGTCGTTTGCAGCAGCGCAACATTCAAGAAAACGTGCTGCCAAACCTTGGCGGCGCGGCAATCGGCATGGGCCAGTTTGGATCGCGTCGTCAAAACCAGATCACTGGTAACGTCTTGCGAGACTTGCAAGCTGATTTACTGGGCAAGCAGGCGCAGGCGCTTCAGTCAGGCTACAGCGAAGCGGGCAAGTTTGCGCAGAGCGATCTTGAGAGGGCTTTGAATGCTGGCCGCTCGTTTCAATCGCTGGGCCAAGAGCAGCAGCAACTTGGTTTGGGTGGTCTGAAGGCCATGTTTGACTACGGCGGTCAAGAGCAAGCGCTTGGTCAAAAGACCCTTGATTACCCAATGGCTCAGGCTCAAGCCTTTTCCAAACTTATGCAGGGCAACCCTGTCCCAACAGGCACAGTCCAACAAAAAATTGGCCCAGAGGCTGGCGCTTATTCCAACAGCCCGTTGTCGCAAATTGCAAGCCTTTTGGCTGGTCTCGGCTCGTTCATGCGTGCAGACCCAGCAAAGGGTACAAAAGACGGCGGCGCTATCAAAAAAACCCCACCAATGTCTGTCACTCATCGTGGCAAAGGCTATCGCATCGGTGGTCGTGTTCAGCGGACTGGGGCGTAAAAAATGGCAACCACACAGGTACAAACACAAGCCCCCGCTGGCGGTTTAAATCAGACTCGCCCTGTAGCCCCGGCTGTTGCTGCACCAAAGCAGGAGAACCTCGCTGTACGCGCATCAGGGATGGAGCAAGACGAAGCGGTACAGCCAGAAGACTACTTCACTAAATCAATGCGCGATTTGCAGACGCAACGCGAATCGCTCAACAGTCAGATCAGGACGCTCAAGGACAGTCTTGACTCGCGCATGGGCTTGCCGTTTGACCCCATGCTATTGAAGGTGGCCGCAGGTTTTGCAAAGCCAACTAAAACTGGATCGTTTGGCGAGTCCATGGGCTACGCTGCCGATGCGGCTGTTGAAGAGGGTGAGAAAGAATTTGCCCGCAAGCAGGGCATCAATAAACTCAAGCTGGAACTCGAGCAGAAAATGCTGGACATGACGCAGCAGGGTGCCATCATGGGTCACCGCATGAGCCGCCTTGGCGGTGGATCGCCAGCAGGAGGCCCAGCGGGTGGGCCTGTCGGTGGCCCCGTCGGTGGCGCGGTTCCCGCTGTTGCTGGCCGCACACCACAAGGCCCATCGGTGCCTACGCCGGGTGGCGCACCACAAGCGCCTGCCGTTGCGGGTGCTGCGCGTGAGCCTGTGATGTCAACTGGCGCACCACGCCAACAAAAAATGATAACCGACGCTGACATCGAGCAGGCTTACCTGCTTGACCCGTCTGGCAAGTACGGCAAAGAGTTGGCCGAGATTGCCAAGTTGCAGCGCGAGGACATCAAACCAATTGGCAACCGTCCTTATTCAACAAGCCGCCAACAGTTTCTTGATGCAAACCCCGACGAGATTGTTGAAGTTGACTTTGGTCGCTACATCGGCAACAAGAAAGTTCCGTACAGCGTGTACCAAGAGTGGAAGACCTTCCACGACGAAGCCAACAGACAGAAAGACCGCAACATTGAGTTTGACTGGTTCAAGTCCAAGGGCTGGATGGACGGCGAACCCTCCACAAAGGTTGCAGGCGGCAAGGGCGAAGCGCCACTTACTTTGGAAGAGCGCAAACGACGCGATGAAATTCGCCAAGAGCGACTCAAGTCTCAGGTGGGTGAGGAGAAAGACAAGATTGGTCGTATTGACACCAACTTTACCCAGTCTCGCGAATTGATAAATTCTGCCCGTGCTATGAAAGAACTTGCTACAAGCAACAGCCGTGCATTTGATTTGATGAACGACGAAGGCGTTGCTCTAGCTGTTGCTCGTGCTGCAAAGGCGGGTCTTCAGGCTGGCAACTTAGGCTCTATTTCAATCCCAACAGATATTGTCTATCAGGGCATTAAATTGCCAAAAGAGGATCGCGAAGCGCTTCAGATGTTTGCGCAACAATACGCTCAGTTGACAACCGCATTCCGAAAGGCCGCTCGAGTGCCGGGTGAGGGCGCAACAACTGAACGAGAGGGCGATCTTTACGCTGCGTTGGGCGCGTTGCCAACAGACACGTCAAAAGTTATTCGCTTGAAGTCTGAGTTTATTGAACTCAAGGGCAAGTACGACCAACAGGTATTCAAGGCTTGGAATAAATTCAGCAAGAACCCTGAAAATTCGTACCGAGATTTCTTGGCGTCTGATGAATTAGCAAAAGTCAACGACGCATACGACTTCCGACTTGGCGAAATGCAAAAAGCCAATTCTGCGTTGTTGCGCCCTCCTGTTAAAGCAGAGAAGCCAGCCGCTCCTGCTGCCCCTGCTGCGGCCCCACGTCCAGCCGCACCTGCGGCCACTCCTGCACCAGCCGCCGCGCCCAAGACTACATCTGTCGCTCCTGCGCCATCGGGCATTCCTCCCAAGAAAGGAACGCCCGGATATAACGGCCTCCCAGAGGGTGGGCTTTTTGAAGATACAGACGGCACAATCCGCCGCAAACCAAAAGGGGGTTGATTGTGGCAGAACCAAAACAAGGCGGAGACGCCAATGCATTCATTCAAGAGTACACGCCGATTGCCGAGCGTATTGGGCAACAACTTAACGTAGACCCGCGCATCTTGCTTGCGCAATTTGGTATGGAAACGGGATGGGGTTCGAGTATTGTGCCCGGAACCTATAACCTTGGAAATATTAAATCCGCAGGCAAGGGCGTTGAGGCCACTGACAACGCCACAAAAAGCAAAGACCGATACCTCAAGTTTGAAGACCCAAATGTTTTTGCCGATTACTATGCGCAGTACATAAAGCGTCAGTTCCCAGAGGTTGTTGGTTCTGGCGCTGATGTTGGTGCCTTTACTAAAGCGTTGCGCCCCGGGACGCAAGGCGGTTACGCGGAGGACAAAGACTACGGCAGCAAGTTGAACAGCGCGTTTTCGTTGGTCAATGCTCGAATGGAGTCAGCCAAACCAGTCAAAGCAGAAGACGATGAGTTTGGTTTTGGCTCTGGTGAGACGGAGGCCCAGAGAATTGCTAAGGAGCCACCCCCTCCTGTGGTCAAGCGTGAGGCCGATGTCAACAAAGAAGATGCCGCACTTATTGGAGCGGCTGCTGGCCTTGGCTCTGGCATCGTTGCTGGCAACGTTAAGCAACCTTCGTCACCTCGACTTGAAGGTGCGCGTGAACGTTTGCAGGTGGCCCGCGACAAATTAAATGAGGTGCAAAGCCGCGTAGGCTCTGGCTCTTCTTTAAGTGACCTTGAGGCAGAATTTAAACGCGCACAGGGCGCATACCAAGCAGCCGAAACGGAACTGGCTACAGCCACAGACGAAATGAAGTCTGCTCGGGCCGCACGCACTGCGCCAGTGCCCACCCCTGAGCCAGATGGTCTGACCCCTACGGCAGATCAGCAGGCCCGTGGAATCCAAGGCACCACCAAGGAAACCGGGATTACTGGCCGCGCCTCTCAGACTACCTTCAACGAAAGAACCTCACAAATTGCACGCAACGAGCGGGCACAGCGTGCCACACTGGGCAGACTGGGGCAACAAGGTCTCATCGACCCCAGTAAGGCGTATGCATTGACCGAGGGCATCAGCGCATCCACCCCCAGCGGCTTGCTGGTTTCCCCAACCGAGGCCCAAATTCAGAAGACAAAGCTGGAGGCAGAACTTGCCCCAATGGACGAAAGGACGCAGAAGGCACGCGCCGACCGTCAAGCCGCAGGAGAAGCAAGGCGCACGGCCAACCAAGCCGTCAAGGATGCCCGCACAGCCCAAAGTCAGGTGCAACGCGCCGAGTCCGGTGTGAATGTGGCACAGAAGGCCGTAGACCGCGCTGGAGAGGTCAAACCGGGTGCGTTGGGGCAAGTGGGTGCCGCCACGGCAAAAATCGCTCCAAAGGCGTTTGGCGTGATCAGCGGGGCCGCGACTGGAATGGCCGCAGCAGAGGCCATCGAAAAGTTCAAACAGGGAGATTATTCCGGGGCCGTCCTGCCAACGCTAGAGGCCACGTTTGGGGTGATGTCTATGCTACCCCCAACCCATCCAATTTTGCTGGCCCTGCGCGGCATAGGCACGGTCGGTGGCTTGGGTCTGGCCGGGTATGAAGGCTACAAAGCCGTCAAAGGCCAGCCCAAAGAGTAAGTTTTAGGAGCAGTTGCCACTCTCCTCTTTGCCCCCCTTAACCGGGGGGCTTTTTTTATGCGTGCCCAGCAGTACACATCAAGAGCATTTGGGTCTGTGCAAATTGCTCTTCTGCTTGGTGTACCCCATCATCAAACCCTTGTTGATAGGCTTCAAGGCAAGCGAAAGCCAGAGTCGCCTCCGGGTCGCGCCTGCCCTCTTCGTATTGCTGTGCCAAATGTGTGATGAGGCTGATGTCCATGGCTATGCGGGCCGCTGGGTTTCCAGTGCGCAGGCAACCTCACGGTTCATGTCGCTGACAATCTTCACGCAGCGGGCGTGTTCTTTGCGGGCGTACTGCACCGCTACAAACAACTCAATGTTGTGCGCAAACTGCATGATGTCTACCTCATCCGCAATCAAGGGGTCTTTGCGTGGGCGGTCGCTTTGAAAAAAGATTTGCTTGATGGTTTCTTCACTTAACATTTTTGATCTTCCATAGTTCCCAGTTGATGACTGAATTGCGTGCGATGACGCGCTGTGGCCCGACGTATGGGCTAAGGTCGCTGTCCAAAAACTCTTCCACCACGTTTGATTTTTCAATGAAAACTTGGTGTCGTTCGGCCTCGCGAGAGGTGTCGAACAACTTTCCGTCACTCGTCTTGAATGCATTAACTTTTTCCATGATCAAGAGTGTTGGTTTTTTAATTGCCAAAATTTCAGTAGATTAAAAAACATTTCCCAGCCCCGGCTCAGATCGTCCTGCGACCATTCCTTGACCACCACAAGACCCGGCACGCTACGAGACACAAACACGTTGGCGCAGCGTGCTTCAGGCATTCCCAGCCCAACTCTGTAAGCGGCCAACTGCATCAGGTGTTCATCGTATGTGTCGACCTTGTCCGGGTCACTGAACTCCTTGGTTTTTATGTCGGCCACGATGTTGGCCGCGTGCAAGTCGACCTTACCGCCAAACCCGGAGGAATGGCCGAAGGCGCGTTCTGCAATCCATGCCTGCTCACCGAAGTATTCTCGCAGGGTGCTGACGCAGCCCTGAACGTGTTCTTGGTGCTTGGTGTTGACCTGCCCATCGTAGAACGACTGGATCGAGGCGTGGATGTCGGTGCCAGCATCGGCAGCGGAGCGGCCCTGCTCTTTTGAGTCCTGCATGATCCGGTCGATGTAGTCGTTCTCTGGCTCGTCTGTGCGACGTGGCAAGGTCAGCGCCGCCATCAAAACCTGCTTTTGAAGCCACTGCGTGAGCGCTGGCTTTGCGGCGATGTTCAAGACGGTAGTGACGCTGGGCACCAGACTTTCGGTACGGGCATCGCGCAGCGTGGTGTTGCGTTCTTTACCGTTCTTGCCCATGACCGTGTAGCGTGGGACGCCATCACGGGTGTACCAGTGATTCGATTCGCTGGCGCGTACTGCGGGGGTTGTAATTGTCATTTGACGCTTTCTAAACTGGTTACGCTTGAATTGTGTCCAAATGTTTCAAGCATGATTGGGTTGCGTACTTCGTTTTTGGTTTTATCGTATAGGTCTAAAATTTCAGCAACAAGGTCGCTTAAAATATCAGCCCTAACAATCCAATCTGAAGAGGCAAAATCCTCATTCAAATGGACTTTTGTTTTATCGGTTTCCGAATTCCAACTAACGGACAAAACTCTCATTTTTTTCTCCTAAGAAAATTTTTGGGCATTTGCTCAATTGGTTTAAAACGGGATGTCGTCATCCATGTCATCAAAGCCAGAGCCGCCGGGAGCAGGCTTGCTGGCCGACGACTGATCGCTTGAGCCGCCGCCACGCTGCCACTCAGGCGACCCCGAAATCTTTTGCTTTAGGCCGTCGCTAAAAGTGCCAAACATGGTCATATCAGGCTCATCAATTGAGAAGATGCCGAGGGTATTGAAGCCCTCTGGCAGTCCAGCTTTCTTAATCGCTGGTGGCACGGACATGATGGCCGCGACGTTGGTGTACTCTTTCCCGTTTGCGCCAGCGGCCTTGATCACGGAGATCATTGCCCACGCGCCCAACACGTTCTTGAGTTCAAAGCCGCGCAACTCTTCAGCAGTGAACTCGCGCCCACGCCATGTCTGCAAATCCTTGCGCAGGGTGGCCTTTTCAGCCAACGACAGCGTGAAGTTCTTGCTGATGGTCATCGGCTCGTTCTTGGTCGTGACGATGGCTTTCCCGTCTTCGTCTTCGCCATGCACCTCGAACTGCAACATCACCTTTGGCAGGTGTTTAATGGTGCCGAGGTACTCTGACTTCTGGGTTCCTAGATCAACCACTCGATAGCACCGAGCAAGGTGCATTCCCTGCGGCACAGGGGTAAAGGTTCCGCCGCCGCTTTCTTTCGCTATTAAGGCCATGATTCACTCCATTCAATTTCAGGTTTCAAAGTTTGACTTCTGGACACACCGCACTCATGGCGGATGACGCTCCAGTCGTCTTCGGTAGCAATGCCCGTCTCAGCCCGGTGAAGGGCGTCCTCCAGCATTTGCATTCGCTCAAGCATTGCTTGATGGTGTTCTGCTTCATCGTCCATAACTTGTCCTCACGGTAAACACGGCGTAATCTTACCGCGTTTAACTTTTATTTACAAGCCACTTGCAAAAAGTTTTTCTTGGTGTATTATTCACTTAAACAACCACAGGAGGATGCATGACTCTTCAAGAGTATTTTCAGGACAAACCAAGGGGCGCACAGATCGCGCTTGCCCGCCAACTTGGCGTGAGCAAGACGTGGATGTCGCTACTCACAACTGGGCGTGATGTGCCCAGCGCGGGCCTCGCATTGATGATCGAGAAATTTACCAACGGCAAGGTTAAACGCAAAACGTTGCGCCCTGACCTCTTTGGAGAGATCAAGTGATTTGGTACAAATTCCATCTCGGTGACTACATCACCCACACCACACATTTGTCAGATGCTGAAGACCTTGCATACCGTCGCCTGCTTGATCTTTACTACATCAGCGAGGCACCTATCCCCTCTGACACCGCCTTTGTAGCACGAAAAATTCGCCTTGATCTTGACATAACCGAATCGGTTTTGGGTGAGTTTTTTGAATTGACCGAAGAAGGGTATCAAAACACACGTTGTGATGCTGAAATAGCAAAATATCAACATCAAGTCGCAACAAACCGATCCCTTGGAAAGCGAGGCGGCAGGCCGAAGAAAACCGAATCGCTAACCGAATCGAAACCGAACACGAACCCTAATAAGATAAAGAATAAGAATAAGAATACATTGTCGGCAACGCGCTTTGAAGAGTTTTGGGCAGCATGGCCGTCTAGTAAACGCAAGGTCGGCAAAGCTGCCGTGCTGGTCAAGTGGGAGCGTGGTGGTCTTGATGACGTGGCCGACGCAATCATTGCCAATGTCAACGACCTGAAGTCCTCTGAGCAGTGGACAAGCGGTTTTGAGCCAGCACCGCTGACGTACATCAACCAACGTCGTTGGGAAGATGATGCAGGCACGCCAGCCGTGAGCAGGAGAGTGATATGACGGACGATGAAGCGATTGAATTTGAGCGCCTCAAAACGGCAAGAGATTCTCTGTTGCTCAAGGTTGCAAATTTGCGTGGGCAGTTGGAAACAATAGCCGCCAAAGAGCGTGAGGTGGTGGCTAACTGGATTATGAATAAAGGTTTTGCGACTGGTCATGGAGATTCTATTGTTGATTTGCTTGACCAACTTGAATGGCAAATAGAAGAGAAAGAGCGTGAGGCGTGTGCGAAAGCGTGTGAAGAAGTTGGTGTATGGCCCTCGCTGAGGCCAAAGGATTGCGCTGAAGCCATACGAGAAAGAGGACAAGCATGACCCCAGTCGAGTTGCTGCTGTCACGGTTGCAGAAGGTTAAGGGCCGCAATGGCTCATGGACTGCCTGCTGCCCTGCGCACAACGACAAGGGGCCATCCCTTGCGATCCGCGAGACTGACGATGGCCGCATCCTGCTTCACTGCTTTGCCGGGTGCGAAACCTTAAACGTGGTGCAGGCTGTCGGCATGGACATGACTGACCTATTTCCCCCGGACGAAAAGCGGAGGGACTATCCCGCCGAAGGCAAGCCGCGCATGAAGCCAGCGTTCTACGCCAGCGACCTGATGCGTATCCTTGCGTTTGAGGCTTTGGTGGTCAGCATTTGCGCCAGCGATATGCGCCGAGGTAAGGCGTTGACCGATGGCGACAACGAAAGATTAAAAGTGGCACAACAGCGAATTGAAGAGGTAATGCACTATGCAAACATCTAGCGTCCAAGAACGGGCCAAAGCCCTTGATGAGGCACGTCGCGTTCGAGTCTTGAAGCCAGAAGACGTTGACGTCGATAAGTACCTGCACGCGACAGACATCACGCACAAGGTCAAGGCGGTAAGCGGTTGGCTTGAAGAGTTGCGGGACGAGATCGCCAACCCTGTGGCCGACGTCAGTCAGACCATGCCTTGGCCTAAGACCGAACACAGTTTTCGATACCGTCCCGGCGAGGTCACCCTTTACGCTGGTTCCAATGGCGGCGGCAAGTCCCTAATCACCGGGCAGGTGGCTCTGAGTCTGATTAAGCAAAAGCAAAAGATTTGCATTGCATCGTTTGAGATGAAGCCTAAGCGCACGCTGTATCGAATGCTGCGTCAATTCGCAGGCGAGAACATTGAGTTTCCAAAATTCATGTCCAAAGAAAAGTACATGGGCAAGATACTAGACCGCTTTCACGCATTTGCAGGCAACCGTCTGTGGCTCTACGACCAACAGGGCACGGTCAACTCGCAGCAGGTAATTGCCATGGCTCGTTACAGCGCAATGGAGTTGGGCGTCACCCACGTTTTTATTGACTCACTCATGAAGTGCGTGTCTGGTGAAGATGATTACAACGCGCAGAAGATGTTTGTTGATGAGTTGACAGCGCTGGCGCGTGATCACAACATTCACATCCACCTGATCCATCACATCCGCAAGTTGCAGAACGAAGAGATGCAGCCAAACAAAAACGACATCAAAGGCACTGGTGCAATTGCAGACCAAGTAGACAACGTGCTGTTGATGTGGCGTAACAAGAAAAAAGAACACGATAAGCAGAAGAAAGGTTTTGCTGACGACAAGTTGTCCGACGCCATGCTGATGTGCGAGAAGCAGCGCAACGGCGAAGCAGAGGATTGGTTCTCCCTATGGTTTGATAAAGACAGTCAGCAGTTCACCGAGCAGGGTGGAGCGGTTGCAATGTCATTTGATGGTGGAGGAGCATTTTGAATGTTGAGGGAAACAAAGAAGGACAAGGTGCAGACGAGCATCGCCATCGTTGCCTTGTCCGATGGGTTCTTACTCAGCGACTACAAGATCGTGATTTTGCGCACCGATGGCTCAGGGGATACACGAATGATAGAGGTCGCTGGGTCAAAGGATGGAACGATTTGCATCCCGGCTCAATACTTGAAAGAGATGTTCGAGACCAGTGGTCAAAAGGTAATCGAGGTAACAACGGAGAATGGAAATGAAAAAATTTGAGTCAAATATTTTGTCGCAGGGCCAAACCCTGTTTACACAAGATGAGTTCAATCAAGCGTTGACTGAAGCAAAGGCTGAGATCATGGCCGTTGCAATTCAAACAACAAAACAGGCAATGTTTTTGGAGCGACGGGCTTGCGCTCAAATGCTGCTGGACATGGCCGACATGGAGGACGAGGGCACGGTTTGCACTGCACTTCGCAATGCAGCCGAGTGTTTGTTCAATCGCGTTCCTGAGCAGCGTCAATGAATGAATTGACTTTGCCGTGGCCTCCGAGCGTGAACACCTATTGGCGCACGTTCCAAGGTCGCATGATCATCAGCGAGAAGGGTCGGCAGTACCGCAAGGATGTTGCCGATCAAGTGCTGATCCACCGCGGCAGCAAAAACTTTGCCGGGAAGATGCGAGTCGAGATTCAGGCATTCCGTCCTGACAACCGACGTCGTGATCTTGACAACCTGCTCAAGGCCATCCTTGATGGGTGTACGCACGCAGGGGTTTGGGTTGACGACAGCAACATCGTTGATCTGAGAATTTATTGGGCTGACACGGTCGGCGGAATGGTGAAATTGAAAGTGAGCGAAGTATGAAAAAAACAATTGCACAGGAGAAAAAAATGACTGAGCCAAGCATGAAGCAAGTTTGGGCAGGCATGGCAATGATGGCTCTGCTGTCTCGTCCCAATTTTGAGGGCACCTATCAAGATGTCGCGATAGATGCGTGGGATATGGCTGAGCGCATGGAGGTGGAACAACAAGAGCGTGACGATTAAAAATTAACAGCGAAGGATTAAAAATGACAGAGCAGTTTGATATGTTTGGCGATGAGTCCGCGTGGCTCAACAAGTTACGCACGAATTGGAGCAAGGCCATTGAAGGTGGCGGCGCTATCTGCCCGTGCTGTGACCGCAACGGCAAGGTGTACAGGGCGCGGCTTCACCAGACTATGGCTCTGGCTTTGCGTTGGATTGCAGTCAACAAAGAGGATGACGACGGCTGGGTCAATGTGCAGAACAAAGGCCCGCGCTGGATGCTTAAAGGAAAAAATTATTGCCTTCTAGAGCATTGGGGCTTGATTGAGTCAAAGTCCAACCGATCAGGCGTCTGGAGGGCTACACCAAAAGCGCTGGAATTTATTGATGGCACGATCACCATGCCGTCAGCCGTGTACATCTACGACAACAGGGTGTGGGGCTTTGACGATGAAGAGACATCGTTCCGCAGTTGTTTTGGAAAATACTTTGATTTTGATGAAATGATGTCTGCACAATTTAAGTGGGCAAATATAAAAAAAGGAGAAGGCAATGTTTGATTCGTTTGGAAATTTCTTTTGGACGTTCATGGCGCTGTCCGGTTTGATGTTCTGGATTTGCGTAGCAATTTTCGTTGGGTTGGTGATCAAGCGCCAGCGGGCCAAGCGGAGGTTCTATGACCTCTGAACATCGCGACCCGCACAAGGCTGTCGACTACATCATCACGAACGCAAAGCATTTTGCGAAAGCCAAGGCAGAGCGCATTTATCTTGAGGAGTACCGCAAGTCCCTCAAGGCCATCTTGATGAAGCGAAGCATGGAGGCGGCGGTCAATGCGCAAGAGCGGGAGGCGTACAGCGACCCAGAGTATTTGCAGTTGCTGCTTGGCCTGCGTGTTGCCGTCGAGGCAGAAGAGAAGCTGCGCTGGGATTTGATCGGTGCGCAGGCCCGCGTGGAAATATGGCGCACTGAGCAGGCCAACTTCCGGGCCGAAGGAAAGATTACGCTGTGAACCACTACCAACTTTCTGTTTTGCATAGCGTTGGTTGGTTTCTTGTTTTGCTTGATGGCTGGGCCATGCACATACATTGGTTGGCGCTCATTGGATTTTGTTTATTGTTTTACACGTTCTTTAAATTTGGAGCAAACGATGGCAAGTGAAAAAAGGAAAAAACTTGTACTGGTCGCAGACATCATCCCGGTGCAAGAATTGTCAGACACGCACACCACGCCATGGGGCAGGGTGTGGACTCGGGGTGCTGACGTAATGGGCACATGGAAGCGCCACGGGTTCGTGCCACCAAGCGAAGTGCGCAATGATTATTTTTTCAAGATTAACCGAGAGGGCGGCGTCCATGATTGAGAGAACACCAGAGGACGAAGAGTTTGACCGCATTGAGCGGGAGATTGCAATCAGAAAGACTTGTCAGGTGTGCCGCCTGCAACCAGCAAACGTGCAGGGCAAGAACAGCAGCGGCGCACCGCAGTGGAGATGCCAGACTTGCCACGACCTGAAGAACCGTGGCGGATTTACTAAGGGGAAGCAATGAGTTACATCGTGGCATCTTTGCCCCCAATGAAATGCTTTGTCAGACGCGAGTTTTTGTATAACTTCATTAAAGGCCACGGCGAATTAGAGCCAGCAATTTGGGTAAGTTTGAAAGCCTTGAGAGGCCAAGTGTTTCGCATTGAATCGCTGTTGCCAAACTACGGGGCGCTGTACGACAAGCTGCCCCTGCACGCTTACGTCTGGAAAGAAGATCACGGCGATTTGCCCATAGACTTCTTGCAGCTTTGGGATTGCATGGGCTATCAATTCACCATCGTGGAAAAGATTGGCCTGCGCAATTTAGGGGTCAAGTTTTTGGGCAAGGACAAGCAATGGCACTTCGGTCGTTACTTGTTTACTGTTGACTTCTGCGCCGACGAGATGACGTTGGACACTGGGTTTACTGAGCAGGCCGAAGAACACAAGTCTTTCAATTGGATTGCTTTGGACAACGGCCAGTTTGCTTGCCAGCCAAACAACCGATGCCTGTGGTACGACCAGTCCTTAATTCCTGCTGAGACCAAGTTCCCTGACTTTCAAGCGGCCAAAGAAATTTGGACGGTCGACGGCACGCGCAAGTGGAGTGCGGGAGGCGATTGGTTTTACGATATTAAGGATAAGAACACATGACTGAAGAAGACGATGACACACAGGTCTACAAGAAGCCGTGGGTGGGTCTGACCGAGTGGGAGCGCGAGGCCATTGCGGTTGAGTGCGGGGCCATGTCTGCCGACTGGCTGTTGTTCATGGAGGCTGTGGAGCGGGCTTTGAAGGAGAAGAACACATGACCCGCTTTGATAAATTTATGGACAACATGAAGAAGCAGGGGTTTGAGGCAATCGGCATTACAGATAGAGATGAATTACTGTTCCGAAGAAAAGTACAGCCATCCATGTTAGTGCAGGAATCAAAGCGCGAATGGGCAGGGCTGACGGAAGAAGAAGTTATAGAAATAAGCCACTTGGCATTGACTCGTGTTCAAGCCGTGCTAATGACAGCAGCCAAACTCAAGGAGAAGAACACATGACCACGCTCAAAGAAAAAAAACACATGAACCGGGTGGCTGAACTGGGGTGTGCGGTGTGCAGGCGGCAGGGGTATGAGGGCACGCCCGCCGAACTACACCACAAAAGGGCTGGAACAGGGGCTGGAAGGCGCTCCAGCCACTACGATGTCATCCCTTTATGTCCTGAGCATCACAGAGGCGCTACGGGCCTCCATGGGCTGGGCACCAAGGGGTTTCCAAAGCGCTATGGCTATGACGAGGACGACTTGCTCAAAGAAACGCTGGAATTGCTCGGTGTTGCAAATGAGCAACATTAGGGTTTTCCTTAGAAATTATTTTGAAAAAAGTGTTGACGAGGTTTAATTTGAGGTTAAACTGCAATCACTGACAGCAATCAAGCCGTCAGGTAACTAACGAAAGCGAATCATGACAACAATCATCACTACCCCAGCAGCAGTTGACACCCTCGGCGCACTCTTGGCTCAGATCGCCGACCTAACAAAGCAAGCCGACGCCATCAAGGACAACATCAAAGACAGCGCATCCGCTGGCGGCGACAAGGTTGTCGAGGGCGACCTCTTCAAGGCCACTTACATCGAGTCCAACCGTTCTGTTGTTGACTACAAGACCCTGTGCGTTGACCTCGGCATCACTGCCGACCAAGTCGCTAAGTACAGCAAGACCACCGCCGTGTTTTCTGTCAAGGTTACAAGCCGTTAAACCCACGGGGCTTCGGCCCCTTTAAAAGCGAAGGAGCATTGAAATGACACAGCAAGAATTTGATCGTTTAGTTGCACTGGACATCCAGCGTTTGGTGGCTAAGGCGCAGGCAGAGTACGAGGCCAAGCAGGCCGCAGAAGAAGCAGAGGGAGACGCAGAATGAACAACGCAACCCGCAAGACCCTTGCTGACTTCAACGAGACACTCGAATCCCTCAAGGGCCAGCTTGACGACATCCGCAGCCAGTACGAGTCCGTCAAGGATGAGATTCAGTCGCTGGCCGATGAGGAGCGTGAGAAGTTTGACAACCTCCCAGAAGGCTTGCAAGCCGCTGACAGGGGTCAGGCCATGGAAGAGGCTGCAAATGCCTTAGAAAACGCTGTTAGCGAATTGGAGAGCGCCGTAGATAGCATCGACAGTGCTATTGGCGAAATTGAAACGGCAGCATCATGAACATCACACAAAAAATTATCAACCTGTCAGACGAACAGTTTGAGCGTTGGCTCAAGCGCAATGGCTATGTTGGTCTTGCCGCTTGCAGGCTGGCACAAAAACGTCGTAACGCATTGCAGGGCGGGTTTAACTACAACGCGCCATACAACCCAGAGTTTCTGGGTGCGCAACCAGCCCGTGCTGGCGAAGATTATTAAACCCAAACGAAATTAAAACGAAAGCGAATCGGATATGAAGCACGCACAGGCGGACTACATTAACGCAGGGTATCGTTACGAGAAGGCCAGCAGCGCCGACAAAGCGCGGGCCGTGGCCGAAGGCATTCGCAAGATGCTGCAAGCCGAACACATTGATGAACAATCAGACGCACGCTATTTTGTCGAGCGTGGACGTCAAGAAGCCCGTCAGGAGGTAACAGCATGAACACCGACCACATCATTCACAACAGCATCACCCAGCGCATGGAGTGCCAGCACTGCAACTTCACTCAGGCCGTCAAGATGCCTGCGCCCATCGATAGCATCTTGGGCACCTTTGACACCTTCATGGAGGCCCACAAAGACTGTAAGCGCCCCCAAAGCGAGGCGGTGATGTCTGAGTACATCAAGGGCTTCAACAGCGGCTACGACTACGTCCTGCATGAGATCGAGGTCTACATCAAGGGCTACCCTAGCGAGGCATTTGTGCTGGCCGAGTTGCTGGCGCATTTGAAAATGGAAGGCAAACCAGACACTAGGGAAAGTACCTAGAATTATTTTTACCGGAAGTGTTGACATCGTTTAATTTGGTGTTAAACTTCCAATCACTGACCAACAAGGTGTTGATCAGGTAACCAAACGAAAGCGAGATCACCATGTACCGTTACAGCACATCATCAAACCAAGCCTCTTTCCGCTCGAACGCTCCTTTGAGCAATGACGAGATCGCCCGCTACGCCCCAAGCGTGCTGGCAGAAGCCGCCCATGAGTCACGCGGCCAGCGTTACACCTTCATCCCCACCATCAGCGTGATCGATGGCCTGCGTGGTGAGGGCTTCCAACCCTACGAAGTGCGCCAGACCCGCGTGCGCGACCAGTCCAAGCGTGAGCATACAAAGCACCTTGTTCGCCTGCGCCACGAGTCCAGCATCACCAGCGCAGAAGAAGTGCCTGAGATCATTCTGATCAACAGCCATGACGGCACATCGTCTTACCAGTTGCTGTCGGGCATCTTCCGTTTTGTTTGCTCCAACGGCCTGATCGCTGGCGACGTGTGCAGTGACATCCGCGTGCGTCACAGTGGCAACGTGGTGGACGACGTCATTGAGGGCGCGACTCGCATCCTTGAGGACACCGAGCAGGTGATTGACCGCATCGGCACCTACAAGGGCATCACCCTGTCCGAGCCAGAGCAGCGCGTGTTTGCCAACGCAGCCTTGAGCCTGCGCTGGAACGAAGGTCAAGCCCCGGTGGAGGCCGACCGCCTGTTGCGCCCACGTCGCTGGGCCGACAACAAGGCCGATCTGTGGACAGCGTTTAACCGCATTCAGGAGAACTTGGTCAAGGGTGGCGTGCCCGGTCGCTCTGCCTCTGGCCGTCGCGTCTCTTCGCGTGCTGTGGGTGGCGTCAGCGAGAACGTTAAGCTGAACCGCGCATTGTGGACACTGGCCGATGGCTTGGCCCAGTTGAAGTCCAACACCATCGACATCCAAGAGTTGGTGGCTGCATAAGGGAAGGGGGCGAAAGCCCCTTTTCTTTTATTAGGGAAAGTACCTAGAAAATAATTTGAGAAAGTTGTTGACATCGTTTAACTTGGTGTTATACTAACAGCACTGACACAGCAAATCCGCATAGTCAGGTAACAGCGAAGGAAAGCGAAATGGAATATCAGTACAACGATGGAGGCCGAGAGGCCGCAGGCTACAAAGGCACAGCAGGTGACTGCGTGGCTCGTTCAATTGCAATCGCCTCTGGCCTGCCATACGCAGAGGTCTATGCGGCTCTTGCCAAAGGCGAGGGGAGTCAAAAGGCAGGCAAGCGTGGTAAGCGCTCTGCATCCGCCCGTAGTGGCATCAGCGTGACGCGCAAGTGGTTCAAGGACTACATGGCCTCGATTGGTTTTGCATGGACTCCCACGATGGGCATCGGCACAGGTTGCAAGGTTCATTTGCACGATGGCGAATTGCCAATGGGTAACTTGGTGGTGTCGGTTAGCAAGCATTACACCGCTGTGGTCGATGGCGTGATAAACGACACATGGAACCCTCAGAGAGAGACCTACGAGGTGAACGCAGACGGCACAAGACACGTCTCCCGTAGGTGCGTCTATGGGTACTGGACAAAACAATAAAGCGAAGGGGGGCGAAAGCCCCCTGATAACCGAATCAAAAGCGAAAGGAAATAAAATGTCATACCTAGCAGAGATTGAAACCCGTGTTGCAGGCATCCCTTGCATCATTGGCGTGACCCACTTCGAGAGCGTGCGTGGCTCGTTCAGTTACCACGCCGCCAGCGACTGGGACTACCACGGGTACACCGAGAGCGAGTGGGTGGTGTGTGACCGCCGTGGACGCCCAGCCCCTTGGTTGGAGCGCAAGCTGACCGACAAGGACACAAGCCGCATTGAGTCCGAGATTGCAGAACAACTCAACGATTAAGGGGAACACTATGACAACAGACGAATTGCAAACCCGCATCATCACCCGTGACTACAACCGCGTCGCATTCGTGGATCACTACGACGACGGCGAGGTGTGGCTCTCAATCCAAGTGCCCGGTGGCGGTGCCAACTGCGTGCTGAGTCACGAGCAGGCCCGCGAGATGATCGCCGCCTTGAACCGCGTGCTGGAGGCTGCATGAAATTAGCGGCCATCACTGTGGCCCTGTTCTGTGGCCTCTACGCCCTTTTCTTTGCGGTGGCTATGGCTACCCACCAGCCAGCCCCTGAAGTGGCCCCAGAGGCCCAGCCCAGCAACTGGCGGATGATGACGTGAGGGGCTTGCAATTGTTTGCCCTGTGGGTATACTCGGTATATCAAAAAAGCGAACGTGTAGCGAACCTACAGCGAACCTTAACCGACTCGGTTCATCAAGGGGTGGTGCCCCTCTACCAACACCGAAGACCCATCACGAGTGGGTCTTCTTATTTACGGGTGGAAGTGGTATAATTTCACATACAAAAGACAAAATAAATTGAAGAACGAACATGGCAACAGCACAAAGAATTTATCTCGTCGGCACACCCGAAGGGAAGACCCGCCTGATCAAGGCCAGCCTGCGACAGCAAGCCCTGAGTCACGTCGCCAATACCATGCTGACCGTTCGCGTGGCATCGCAAGATGACCTCGTCAAAGAACTCGGCAAGGGAACAGCAGTGGAGCAGTACAGCCCGCCCGAGCAGCAAGAGTTGATCGAGCATAGCGAGTCACCAGCGAACTGATAGCGAATCGGTTTCCACATAAGTGGAGCCAAGACGCATGGGACGAATGAGGTCGGCGCGAGATTCGCCGTTCAAGCCTGAAGGCTGTGGGTTCGACACCCACCATCTCAGCCGTGTTGGTGGAAAGGAAAGTAAACGGAGCATGGGCAAGTCGAGACACGTCTGAAACGCTGACTGGATACCGCACCGACCACTGACAACCTATAGCGCCCCGAAAGCGATTCGTTTACACTGACGACATTCGTTCATTCACATGGGGATTACGGGTTATGCCAGAAACCAGCAAGAAGGGGCCTAAGAAGCCCGCCAAGACACCGAAGGCCAAGACACAGGCCCAAGGTACCACTGCGCCCGCAAAGAAGCCTGTAGCCCCGCAAATATCAAGACCTGCACACAGGCCAGTAGAGTACACAGAAGAGATAGCAGAAGAGGTGTGCTGGAGACTCGCTCACGGAGAGTCACTTGTGTCAATCTGTAGTAGTGACCACCTCCCACACTGCGCGACGATTTATCGGTGGTTGATTCGCTTCCCCATCTTCTGCGAGATGTACGCACGCGCACGCGAAGACCAAGCCGACACCAACGCTGACGAAATCCTTGCCATCGCTGACGAGATGCCTCCTGAGTACACTGACAAGGACGGTCGCACCTCCCTTGACCAGACCTACCTAGCGTGGCAGAGGCAGCGCATTGAGGCCCGCAAGTGGACGTCAGCCAAGCTGAAGCCCCGTAAGTATGGCGACCGGGTGGCTGTCGAAGGCGTGGAGGGTGGAGCGGCCATCAAGACCGAAGATTCCAGCGCCAGCAAGTTCTTGGACATCATCAAGAACATGGAGATGACCAAGCGTGCTGGTCAATAAGTATTCATTGCGCACCCTTGTGGTGTCGAAAAACACGGGGTTATACGCCTCGTGTCTGGCCTGAGTACTACTTGTGTTAGCAGAACTGCTCGAAGACCCGGAAACGCAGGCGGAGTTCAACGCCCAGCAGGAGCATGACCGCATTGCGCAGATCGCCCACGCAAAATGGGTGGCAAGCGCTCACCGCTACCAAATACCGCCACCGCTCGAGATGGACTACACGGTCTGGATGATGCTGGCGGGGCGAGGGGCTGGGAAGACCCGCAGTGCAGCCGAGGCGCTGTGGTGGTGGGCATGGAGCCACCCGGGCTGTCGCTGCCTCGTGTTGGCCCCTACGTCCAACGACATCAAGTTCACCTGCTTCGAGGGTCAGTCTGGCCTGCTGGCCTGCATACCCGCCGAACTCGTGGTGGACTACAACAAGCAAGACCATCAAATCAAATTGAGCAACGGCTCGATCATCAGGGGTATCAGCGGCGACTCATACGAGCGTCTGCGTGGCCCACAGTTTCACTTCGCATGGTGCGACGAACTCGCAGCGTTTCAGTATCTTGGCCCCGGCGAAGCGTGGGACATGATGACTATGGGCCTGCGTCTGGGTGACAAGCCCCGGGTCATCGTGACGACGACACCGCGCCCCAAGGACTTGATCGTCGAGTTGATCGGGCGCGAAGGTGAGGACGTGGTGATCGACCGCGCCTCGACGTATGAGAACGAGGCCAACCTTGCCTCATCCTTCAGGCAGCAGTTGGAGCAGTACAAGGGCAGCAAGCTGTATGAGCAGGAGGTGATGGGCCAACTGGTCGACCTCGAGGACGGCAAGGTGGTCAGCCGCTCCATGTTCAAGATGTACCCAGCCGAGCGGCCACTACCCAAGTTTGAGTACATCGTCATGTCGCTGGACTGCGCCTACACCGACAAGACCTACAACGACCCGACAGCGTCAACCACATGGGGTGTGTTCAAGCCGACCGACGGGCCAATGTCTGTCCTGCTGATCGACTGCTGGGCTGAACACCTGACCTTCCCCGACCTCAAGCCCAAGGTGCTGGATGAGTGGCGCAATTCCTACGGCGAAGGCAAGGATGCCAAGCGCCCTGACCTGATCCTGATCGAGGCCAAGGCGTCGGGCCTGTCACTGGTGCAGGAGTTGCAATCGATGCACCTGCCTGTGCGTGCGTGGAACCCGGGCAACGCTGACAAGATGACCCGCCTCCAGATCACCGCGTCCATCTTTGCGACCGGGCGCGTCTGGTTGCCTGAGTCGTCTGTCCACAAGGGCTACGTCAAGGACTGGGCCGAAGGGTTCCTGTCGCAGATATGCGCCTTCCCTGATGCCGCGCATGATGACTACGTCGACTCAGCAACGCAGGCGATGCGTCTGCTCAAGGACATGGGTTTCCTCGACATAAACCCTGACCCTCGGTATGATGATGAAGATGACTACTATGACGCGCAACCTAAGCGCGTGAATCCATATGCGGAATGACCATGGCTGACTTCAAAAAACTTGGCAAGGGACTGACCAGTGCGATCAAGCAGGCAGAGGTGTCTGCGGCATCTAAGCTGAAGGGCACGCAGGACGTTCTACCCAAAGCGGAGCGCGAGGCCAACCTTCAGAAGTTCCTTGAGCCAAGCAAAGCGCCCATGCGCCTGTACCACGGCACGAACGCGACCGAAGGCGGCAAAGGTACTGAGGCCATCCGTCGCATCAAGCCAAGCAAAGAGGGCGCACTTGGCTCTGGTATATACACAACCCCTAACACCGCACACGCAAGCAGTTACACGGGCATTCCTAATGACGAGGCGCTTGAGATGATGCGTCTGGGTGGTGACTACAGCAAGAAGATGGCTGACCAATTTGCGGCTGACCGCGTTACTGGCACATTGCGTGAAGGGCAAGCAAGCGGCAATATGTTGCCAGTCCATGTGCAGATGCGTAACCCTCTCATCATTGGCAAGTCAGGCAGGAGCATTGACCCAGCGGCTGACGCGCTCATGAGCCTTGGCATGGATGAGGCCAGCGCCATTCGATTGGTGGAAAAGGCGTTCGAGGAGAAGGGCAACATTGGCAAGCAAATTCAAACCAGAGCGCAGGCCCAAGGCTACGACGGCATCATGCAGTACCGTGGTGACGACCTGTCCGAGGTGGTGTCCTACAACCCCAGCGCAGTCAAGAGCGCAATTGGCAACCGTGGTACATACGACGCCACCAAAGGTGACATCAACGAGGCCCGAGGAGGGGCGATCCATATGCAAAAAGGCGGAAAGACCGGGGCGCTTGGCAAGATAGCGCAGGCCATCAAAGCGGCCAACAAAGAGGCTGACGCCGCTCTTGAGGCTGGCAAGCTGCAAGAGGCGCTCAAGGCCAAGCAAGCCCCCATGACGACGCCGTCTGGCACTGGCCTGCCGTTGATGCCTCGCACTGGTGGGATGTACACACCCGGCATTGAGCAGAAAGACTTGCCCCGGATGCCCATGGTTGACAAGGCCCGCGCTGAAGGCAAGCAGCCCAAGTACACCGAGCGGATGCAAGACCTGCTTGATTCACCGACCGCCCGTAAAAAGGTGGACAAACTGATTAACCAAGGCAAAGACCTGAACGTGCAGGAGTGGTATGGCACCGAGCCATTGAGGCAGGTGGCGATGGACATCGGCATGACCCAACGGGAGTTCGACATCTTCCTTGCCCAGATGGCCTCCGCATCACAGCGCAATCCGGTCGACCAGCAGAACAAGATGGGCAGTTACCTGTACCACCTAAGTCAGACGGGCAAACTGCCTGACGACGCATTTCTGATGACCAACAAGATCAAGCGCGGCAAGGCCGAACGGCCAGAAGGTACGGCCATCGAGTTGCCGCCCGGGTATGGATCGCTGGCGCAGGGCGACATCTTCAGCCGGGGCAAGCAGATTGCCAGCGGCGACATTGAGGGCGCACTGCCACCAGACAAGAAGCTGGGCACGTTCTACCGCAACTACCAAGGCAACCTCAAGCCTGTGACGGTGGACGTCAACGCAGTGCGTGGCCCCATCATCGAGCGTGGTGATCCGCGCTGGCTGGCATCTAAACTGGTGGAGAAGGATGAGGAGGGCAACATTCTCGCCACTCACTTTCCGCGTAAGGATGTCGCGTCGGGCAAGATGAGTCTGAAGGAGGCCAAGGCCCGACCCGGCTTTTGGGAGGCTGCGCCATCAGGCTCTGAGTACGCAGGCTTTGAGGAGTTGTGGCAACGTGGCGCAAAGCGTCACAACATGGCCCCGGCAGAAGCGCAGGCACTGGGCTGGTATGGCTCGGCTGACGTGACTGCCTTGAAGACCAAGCCAGAACTCTACATCGACAACCTCGAGCGCATGATCCGTCGCACCGCAGAGCAGACAGGCCAGAACCCAACTAAGGTGATGGAAGACGTCCTGCGTGGCAAGCAATACCTCAAGGCCAAGGGTGGCTCAGTCAACAAGCAGCCCATCAAGATCAAGGCGTATGGCAAGGACATCGAGTCCAAGATTCACGACGAGTTTGCCAGCCACATCAATGCAGCCAATGGTGGTGCAATCAAGAAGATGCCATGGAAAGCCCAAGGCGGCGCGATCAAAACGTTGCCGTGGAAGGCTGCTGGTGGTGGCGTGGCCCAATACGACGAGGGTGGTGCGGCTGCACGCATACCCGGCCAAAGCGTGTCTGCACCACCTGCCGACCAACCAAGCAAGGCCAAACTGATGGCCGAGATTCTGGCCCGCATGGCAAAAGAGCAGGGCAAGGAAGAAGTGGGAAGCCTGAAGAAGCCCCGGGCTGCAACCGATCTACTCAACCGTGGCGTGGTCGCGCCCTTGGCTGGCCTGCCTGTTGACATGATGAACATGGGGTTGGAGGGCATCGACGCTGTGCGTGGTTTAGCGAGTGGTAAGCCAGTCGATAACCGATTCGCTTCTGACAAGCCATTCCTTGGCTCAGAGCATCTCAAAGACCTGATGAAGCAGTACGGCATGACGACCGAAGCGGATCGCCCCATGATGGAGACGGCCCTGTCGCTGTTCTCGCCAGCAGGAGCCATCAAGGGAGCCGCCAAAACAGCCGAGGCTGCGCCGAAAGTGATGCGTGCAGGGGAAGCTGGCTTGAACGCCGCTACAGCCGCTGTGCGCCGTCCTATGACGCCTGCGACCGTAACCATGGAAGCCGTGGCCCCAGACCTTGCCAAGTACAAGCCCCGTAATTTTCAGGAGACTGTAACGCGCCGCATGACTGGCCCCGGTGCCCCGGTATCAATGGAGACCATGGGCGGACGCAAGACGACCAAGCGACCCGGCCAAGGTGTGTACGAGAACTTTGAAGGGCAGCTTGAGACCAACCCGCTGGTGGCTGTGGACGTGCCGCGTGCAGGCAACCTGTCGACCAACAAGGGTTTGCGTGCCGACATCGTGCAAGGTGGTCAAGACTTGGCGCAGGAGAGCGTAGCAGCGCACCGCTTTGTGCCCATGATGACCAACAACATTGCCGACGCATCGGCCATGCTGATCAGCCCCAAGGGTGGGAAGTTGACCAACGAGGAAGTGGTTGCACTGGGCCAGCAGTTGCCCGGGATGATTGTCGCCCACAACCCACGACTGGGTGGCGTGGTGGTGATGCCATTTGATCAAGCCAAAGGCAAGGTGCCCACAGAGTTCTTTGATGCGCAGGACGTTGCCAAGTCAGTGCTGGGCAAGCGTGCAAACTTTACCTATGGCAAGGCTGACCCTGCGAAGGATCGCCTGTACATCGAGCGAGGTGACTACGCTACCGAAGGCGCAAAGCCGTCATCAGCCGAGTCCAAAGCGATGCGGGAGCGGTTGCAACGGGCGGAGGGGCGCTTGTTTCGCGAACCCTCTCAATCACCCGGCGGGCTTCGTCAAGCGCGTGGAGTTCCTGCCACCACAGCCGATTGAGTGATCGCATATGAATGAACGCATCTTCACGCTTATCAAACTCCGCAACGCGGCTCGGTCTGTCAATGTTGACAAACAGGATTTGCCATCGATCCCCGAAAGGTTCGACAACAAATGGATAGTGAGCGCGGGTTCTTCGGGCGATGGTCGTCATGCCTCGATGTTACATGACAACTTAAACAAACACAAGGGGTAACTAATGCCTGAAATGCCAATTGATCAAGATGCAGACCGTTTTATTGACGGCATGAAAAACACGCCTGATGGTGGTGTTGAAGTGGATATGCCTGACGATGAGTTGAGCGACGTTGAGGAGTTGCCAGACGGCTCTGCTGTTGTCACTATGGAAGAGTTCAAAGGCCCATCCGAGGCAGAAGACTTTTACTCCAACCTTGCTGAGACGGTAAATTTGTTCGACCTTGAGAAGATTGGTATGCGCTACCTTGACTTGATTGGCAAGGACAAGGAGGCCCGTAAGGAGCGAGATAAGCAGTATGAAGACGGCCTCAAGCGCACTGGCTTAGGCCAAGACGCCCCCGGCGGCGCTCAGTTCAACGGCGCATCTAGGGTGGTGCATCCTGTGATGGCCGAGGCTTGTGTTGACTTTGCATCGCGTGCCATGAAGGAGATGTTCCCGCCTGATGGCCCAACCCGTACCAAGATTCTGGGCGAGGTCACCGAGGCCAAGACTGAGGTCGCAGAACGCAAGCGCGATTACATGAATTGGCAGTTGACCGAGCAGATGGAAGAGTTCCGCGACGAGCAAGAGCAGTTGCTCACGCAGTTGCCGCTGGGTGGTTCGCAGTTTATGAAGATTTGGTACGACGAAAAGAAGCGTCGCCCGTGCGCTGAATTTGTGCCCATCGACAACATCCTGCTGCCGTTTGCGGCAACGAACTTCTACACCGCGCAGCGTGCAACGGAGATGCAAGACATCACCGACTGGGAGTTCCAGCAGCGTATTGACCGTGGCCTGTATCGTGACGTTACGCAAATCCGGGCCACATCCGAGCCAGATCAAACTGGTGCCGAGAAGGCCAACGACAAGATCGAGGGCAAGCAGTACCAAGACGGCTCAGACGGCCTGCGCCGCGTCTTTCACATCTACACCTACCTTGACATTGACGACGACGACTACAGCAAGGGCGAGAACGCGCCCTACGTCTTGATGATTGACGACCTCGACAACAAAGTTGTTGGCCTGTACCGCAACTGGGAAGAGGGTGACGACACCTTCACCAAGTTGGATTGGATCGTCGAGTACAAGTTCATTCCATGGCGCGGTGCTTACGCCATTGGCCTGCCTCACCTGATTGGTGGCCTTGCCGCAGCCCTGACCGGAACCCTCCGCGCCCTGCTGGACACTGCGCACATCAATAACTCGGCCACCATGCTGAAGTTAAAAGGTGCAAAGATCAGCGGTCAATCGGCCAATGTCGATGTGACTCAAGTCACCGAGATCGAAGGCGCACCCGGCGTGGACGACGTTCGCAAGATCGCCATGCCCATGCCGTTCAACCCTCCAAGCGCAGTACTGTATCAACTGCTGGGCTGGCTTACCGACGCAGCCAAGGGCGTGGTCACCACCAGCGAAGAGAAGATTGCAGACGCCAAGTCCACCATGCCTGTGGGCACCACGCAGGCTTTGATCGAGCAAGGCGCTGTGGTGTTTTCTAGCATCCACGCCCGCCTGCACGACTCACAAGGCCGCGTGCTGAAGATTCTTGGCCGCATCAACCGCTGGTATCTTGACGAGCAGCGCCGGGGTGACTTGGTTGCCGAGTTGCCCATCAAGCGCGAAGACTTCAAGCGCAACAGCGACGTGGTGCCAGTGTCAGACCCCCACATCTTCAGCGAGACCCAGCGTGTCGCCCAGATGCAGGCAGTCTTGCAGATGGCCGAGCGATACCCGCAGATTTTTGACCAGCGTGCCGTGGTGAGCAGGATGCTCAAGCAACTCAAGATTCCAAACGTCAACGAGTTGATTCCAAACGCGGCCAAGCCTGCCGAGATGAACGCAGCGGACGAGAACGCCGCCATGGCTTTGGGACGCCCAGCGTTCGCATACCCACGCCAAGACCACCTAGCCCACATCCAGACGCATTTGACGTTTGCCCTAGACCCATCCCTTGGCTCAAACCCATTGATCGCCCAGCGCTTCATTCCGCAGGTTTTGGAGCATATCAAGCAGCACATGATGCTCTGGTACACCGGGCAGATGTCGACCTATGTGCAAGGCGGCAACGCGGTGCAGTACGGCAAGTACGAGGACAGCAAACTGGTCAAGCAAATTGACAAGGCAATCGCTTTGGCTTCGGATCACGTCAAGCTGGATACCCAGCAAGTGTTTCAAGGCGTGATGCCTGCGCTTCAGCAGTTGTCACAGATGATGCAGCAGTTGAAGCCGCCAGCACCTCCGATGGAGGGCGAAGCACAGGCTGTGTTGCAGGCTTCTCTTGCTGAGACGCAACGCCGCACCGTCAAGGATCAAGCGGACATCCAACTTGACACCGCCCGCCTGCAAGCGGACGAGTCAAACAGGGACAAGGATCGTCAGGTCAAAATCGCGATGAACGCGGAAGACAACCTCACACAGGAGCGCATCAAGACCGCCGAATTGACGGTCGACGAGGCGAAACTGCGCAAAGAGCAGGAAGAAACTGCAATTCAACTCAACCAGATGGCACAACGTAACTTAGGAGAATGAAATGGCTACAACCGACAAAGAACAGCAATCCGAGCAAGTCCGCCAAAAGACCCGCATGGCGGCAGGCGCTTGGGTCACAGGTGAAACACTAAAAGAGCAATCAAAAGCGACCATGCCAGAGGCCAACAGCGACCACGGGAATTTCTCCCAAAACGAGGGAATTGACAAGAAAAACGCATGAGGTACGTTACCGACTTCATCAGTGCTGTAAAGGCACGTCGAGCCGCGATAGCCGATAGTATTGCCACGGGCAACTGTGTCAACTTTGAGGCATATCAGCGTCTGGTCGGACAACTTCAGGGTCTTGAAGAATCCCTTGAAATACTTAACCAACTTCTAAAGGAAGAAGACAAAGATGACAGATAGCACGGTAGCGGGTAATTCCGCTGATTTACAGGAAGCCTTTCCTGTTGTAGACCCCGGTGCGATTCCCCTTGGTGCGCGTGTACTTGTGCAATTGCGCAAAGCCAAGAAACGAATGACTCAATCCGGGATTATTTTGCCTGAAGAGACTCGCGACACCGAACGGGCGCAAAACCCCGTCGCTAAAGTGATCGCGTTTGGCCCATTGGCGTTTAAGAAACGCGACACGATGGAGCCATGGGTCGAGGGCATATGGTGCGAAGTAGGCGACTACCTACGAGTACCCAAATGGACTGGCGACCGCTGGGTTGTTCCACATGGAGAAGACGACAACGTCGAGTTCATGGTGCTGAACGACCACGAGGTGATTGCCAAGATCACAGGTAATCCACTTGAAGTGAGGGCATTCGTATGAGCGTGAACACAGAAATTAAAGAAACACCAGAGGTGATCACTATTCAGGAAGAGGTTGACGGTTCCGCGACCATCGAACTGCCTGATAGCATCCCCTCCCCCGACGAACAGCCTGCAAAGGCCGCTGGTGACGACGATCACGGCTCTGACGAAGACGATGAGGCCGCACGACGGGCTGAATTGGCTGTCGGTGGCGCTGTTAATGCCGATGCCGAGCGCCTGCGAGAGCAAAAACGCCTAAAAAGGCACAAGCGCAAGGAATACCACAAGCAAGTGGCCTCTGAAAAGGACGTAAAACTGACGTTTTTGGAGCGCCAGAACCACGAATTGCTTGAGCGCCTGTCCGTATTGGAGAAAAAATCCCACGGAAGCGATATTGCCCGCATCAACAAGGCAATTGAAGACCAAGAGACCCGCATTGCCTTCGCAAAGCAGAAGATTTCAGAGGCAACATCGTCTGGCAACGGTGAATTGCTGACTTCGGCGCAGGAAATGTGGTTTGAGGCTCGTCGCCAGCATGAGGCGCTTGATGCGTTGAGAAAACGTGCCGTCCAGCCCCAAAAGCAGCGCACCATTGCTGCTGTAGACCCGCAATTGCAGCGTTTGGCAAGTGCATGGATGAACAACAACTCTTGGTACGACCCCAACGGCAAAGACCCTGATTCAAAGATTGCTCTTGCCATTGATCAGGCCATGGGCGAAGAAGGTTACAACCCAAAAACTGCCGAATATTGGGACGAACTTGACAACCGCTTGCAAAGATACCTTCCTCATCGGTATACTGATGATACCGAACGAGAACCGACTCGAAATTCGAGACCGAGGAATGTTGTGACAGGCTCAGGCCGCGAGAATGCAACTGGTAGTGGTGGTGGTAAAAACACCTTCACCCTTTCACCCGATCAGGTGAGGGCCATGAAAGATGCAGGAATGTGGGATGACGCTGACAAACGAGCGAAGATGATTCGCCGTTATGCAATCGAAGCACGCAACAACAACCAACGTTAAGGAGTTTTAAAATGGATTCACGTTTAAAGAAAAATTTATCTGCTGGAGGCCGCGACAATCGCGGGAGTCTTGATACCATTCGAGAGGCTCCAGAAGAGAAGTTCGTATCATCAGACGAGCGTCGCAAGATGTGGAAAGATGAGTGGACACAAAGTGCATTGCCCGCTGTTCCTGATATGAAGGGATGGCACGTTTGCTGGTTATCGACAACCAACAGTTACGACAGCATTGATAAGCGCATTCGCCTTGGGTACGTTCCTGTGAAAGCAGATGAGTTACCAGAGATGCGAAACAACCGCGTAAAGGCTGGAGAGCATGAAGGTTATATTTCGTGTAATGAGATGTTGCTGTACAAGATTCCTATGGACTTGTACCAAGAAGTAATGGCTCATTTTCACCATGATGCACCGCAGGAAGAAGCGAACAAAATTCGCCTTCAGGCAGAGCAAAACGTGGGACGTGATAGTCGGGGCAGAAGCCTCGGTCAGATTGAAGGCGATGGGCTTATTGACATTGACAAACCGATTCCTGCGCCGCATTTTGCGGGGTAGGGTTTATGAACGAAACAAAGGAGTGAGACTATGTCTTCAACTAATGCTCCGTTTGGTATGCGTCCGTCTTTCCATCCTTCTGGCTTGGACAGAGCGGTTGCTTTGCCTAACGGTATCGCTTCGGCCTACAACACTGGCATCTTGAAAGGCCAACCTGTAGCGCTAAACACCAGCGGCAACATCATTTGCGCTGTTGCTGGTAGTGCCTATCAAGGTGCTTTTGCTGGTCACGAGTTCACCGACCTCACTGGTCGTCGTCTCGTCAGCAATCAGTGGGTTGCAAACACTGCATACCAAACTGGTTCTGAAATCACTTACTACTACTCTGACCCGAACATTGTTTACGACATTCAGGCAGACGGTAGCATCGCTTCAACTGCTGTGGGCGACCAAGCAAACTTTACAAACATTTCGGCTGGTTCTACGACCACTGGTTTGTCGCAATGCACCATCTCTTCGAGTTTGGCGGGTGCAGGTAACGTCGGTGATATGCGTATCATCGGTTTGACACCTGCTGTTGATAATGCTTTTGGTGATGCATTCACGGTGGTTCAGGTTCAAGTGAGCCGAAGCCAGTTTGTTGCCACCATTAACGCCATCTAAGGAGTAAATCATGGCCGCACCAATGCGCAGTACGGACTTTAGAAGCATCGTTGAACCAATCCTCAATGAATGCTTCGATGGAGTCTATGACCAACGTACCGACGAATGGTCACGGGTTTTCCGTGAGCAAGAAGGTATCCCCCGCAACTACCACGAAGAACCAGTCCTTTATGGATTTGGTGCCGCACCTCAATTGCCTGACGGAACTCCTGTTTCGTATCAGCAGGGTGGTGTTCTCTTCTTGCAACGCTATGTATACAACGTGTTTGGCTTGGCCTTCGCGTTGACCAAAGTGTTGGTTGAAGACGGCGACCATATCCGTATCGGTCAGGTTTATGCACGTCACTTGGCACAGTCTTTAATTGAAACCAAAGAAACTTTGTCAGCAAACGTGTTGAATCGTGCGTTCAACTCAGCCTTCCCCGGTGGTGACGGCGTTGCACTGAACAGTGCTTCCCATCCTATCGTGAACGGTACTTTCAGCAACTTGCTGACCACCGCCGCCAACCTGAGCCAGACATCGCTTGAGCAGATGCTGATTCAGATTCGCCAAGCAGTTGACAACAACGGCAAGAAGATTCGTCTGGTTCCCCGCCAATTGGTGGTCGCCCCGGGCAACATCTTCCAAGCTGAAGTTCTGTTGAAATCAGTTCTCCGTGCTGGTACAGGCAACAACGACGTCAACCCAATCAAGTCAATTGGCTTGCTGGACGAAGGCGCTGCTGTTCTGTCTCGTCTGACTTCATCCACAGCATTCTGGGTGCAGACAGACGCTCCAGAGGGCATGAAGCTGTTGATGCGTCGTAAGCTGGAAAAGACTATGGAGGGCGATTTTGAAACCGACTCCATGCGCTACAAGGCCACCGAGCGTTACCAAGTTGGTTTTACCGACCCACGCGCCCTTTACGGCACACCGGGCGTCTAAACCACGCCACAGGGGGTTGGGATAACACCCAGCCCCTTTTTTGTTAACTGTATTTGTCAAACTTTTCAAGGAGCAGACAAAATGCCACAATTTTCAGACGACCTTTTTCTAGGTTCCGCTATTACCACTCAAGGTGCGGACGCCTACCCTGCTGTTTCAACTTTTACTGGTTCAATTGCTACAACCACGCTGACCGTCACCGCCATGCTTTCTGGTGACCCAATTACTGTGGGTATGTTCATTGACAGTTCAACGTCACTCACCAATGGAACTTTTATTTCCGCTTTTGGTACAGGCACAGGTGGTGTAGGAACTTACACAGTAAACAACTCACAAACTGTAGCAAGCGCCACCATCATTGGTTCGGGTAATGCTTTGTTGCAAAACCCATCTCCGATGAGCGTAGGTGTTGGCCCTCTGGGTCGCATTTATGTTTGGGATGTTGTACCACAAGCAAAACTGACAACCAACATTGTTGCCGCTGTCATCACAACTGCTACCACGCTCACGCTTGCCGCAGGTGCAGGTGTTACATCCGTTACGAACACAAGTGGCACGACAGTCTTACAACTTGACTGCCCACGCGCTGTTTGTACAACCACAGGCGCTGGTTCTCCAACTACTGTCAATATTACTGTTTCAGGTTTTGACTACTACGGTCAAGCCATGAGCGAGGTGATTGCAACAGGGACAGTGGCATCAACAACCGTCAATGGTAAAAAAGCCTTTTTCCAAATTTCCAGTGTTGTTTCTTCTGGCGCAAGCGTGGTAACTGTTGCGGTAGGTACAACCGACATCTTGGGTGCGCCATTGCGTATCACTGATAGGGGCTACGTCACCCGCGCTGGTTGGGACAATACTTTGGCTGAAGATGCTGGAACTATGACTGTTGCCGCTACCGCCACAGCAACCACAACCACAGGTGATGTGCGTGGTACTTATTTGCCCTCCTCGGCGGCAGATGGCGTCAAGCGTCTTGTGATGGGAATAGCCCTGCCAGCAATTGCGGCAGGCCCAAATGCAACCCGTATTGGCGCTCTTGGCGTCACACAAGCATAAGGAGAGCGACATGGGTCAATTTAAACCAATGGTCAAGATGATGACCACTGAGCCTTCAGTCGAGTTAAAACTCAAAAAAGGCGGTCACGTCAACATGAAAAAAGGTGGCAAAGCGGAAGCTGGTCACAAGAAGATGGCGATGGGCGGCGGTGCAATGGACATGATGATGGGGACTCCAGCCCTCGTTGGTCGTCCTGCTGTTAACGCTCCTGTTCGCGCCCCCGGCAAGCCTTCAATGTCCTCACGTCGCAAGGCGATGATGGCTAAGAAGCCTTCTATGGCTATGCCTCCAATGAAGGAAGGCGGCGAGTCCAAAAAGACGAATATGGCTGAGATGTCGAAGATGAAGGGTCTTGAGAAAGAACTGAAGTCTCACGAGTCCAAGCCTGCCAGCAAGGGCCATAAAGGTTTGAAGACTGGCGGCGTTGCTCTTGGTAACGCTGGCGGCTTCAAAAAAGGCGGCATGGCTACTGGTGGCGTGAAGCTGGGTAACGGCGGCGGTTACAAAGATGGCGGTATGTCTATGGTCGAAAAGGGTGGGAAGATGGTTCCCGACTTTGCGGCTGATGGCAAGGGCAAGATGAAAACTGGTGGCGTCGCACTAGGCAATGCTGGTGGTTTTAAGCATGGGGGTAAATCCTCAAAAAAAGCCTACGCGACGGGGGGAACTGTTGATTCAGGCAAGCCCGTCGCGATGCCCCAAGGCGCTAAAAAGCCATCGCCTCCTGTAAGCATCAATCGTTATGCTGGTACTTTCAAAAAGGGTGGCAAGGTCACCCCTGCTGAAGGTAACTTGATGAAAGCATTTGGGGCTGAGAACAAGACTGCTATGAAGCAGGCAAAGTCTCAATCCAACGATGTCTACAGCAAGTACCAGAAGATGCAAAAAGGTGGCTCTCCAACTCCAGACGAAAGTTTCTTTGACAAAAACAAAGTAGACCCAAAGTCTGTAAGCGACAAAGCAAATCGTGAGTTAGAAGAAGCAATGAACCCTTTGGGCATGGCAAAAGACTTAGGACGACATATCATGCGTTCTTTTGACCCAGAAGGTTACTTCAAAGGCGATGAGCGCAAAAAGTTGTTTGAGGGCGAAGCCCGTAGAGCAACGGCTGAAAGAATGAATTCAGACCGTGCGGCTAAGGGACAAGGTTCTGTTACTCAGACTGAAAAGTCTGTAACAGTATCCCCAGCAGGTAAAAAGCGCGGCGGACGCGCTTGTTGAAAACGAGTAGGGGCTTCGGCCCCTGCTTTTTATTAAGGGAACAAAATGGCTAACACAGTAGCGACGCAAACTATTTTTGACGGGGAGCGCACAGCAATTCAAAAATTTGATTTTTTGTGCGATGGCTCTGGCAATGAATCTGCGGTATTAAAAGTAGATGTGTCTACTCTTTTGTCAAGTGCTTCTGGCAAAGCGTGTGATGGCGTCACAATTCTTAAAATTTACGCATCAACGCATGGTTTGCAAGTAGAAATTTTGTGGGATGCAACAACTGATTTATTTTGTATTGGTATCCCACAAAACACATTTTACAACATAGATTTTTCATTGTTTGGTGGACTTCCAAACAACGCGGGTGCTGGTAAAACTGGCGATATAAGATTTACAACAACGGACGCCGCCGCAGGAGATTTTTATTCAATCACACTTGATATGATTAAATCCTATGCCGACTAAATCCTCTTCTCAGCATCGTTTAATGTCGGCGGTTGCGCATAACCCTGATTTTGCCAAAAAGACTGGCATACCTTCTAAGGTCGGCAAGGAATTTGTCAAGGAAGATGCAAAGATGGCGGGTGGTGGTTTGTATGCAAATATTGCCGCAAAGAAGCAACGTATAGCCTCTGGCTCTGGCGAGAAAATGCGTAGTGCTGGTAGTAAGGGCGCTCCTAAGTCCAGCGATTTTGCCAATGCGGCTAAGACTGCCTCTTACAAAGAGGGCGGCAAGTCAACGGTCAACGCCGCAGGCAACTACACCAAGCCAGAGTTGCGCAAACGTATTTTCAATGATGTGAAGTCTGAGGCTACTGCTGGAACGGGTGCTGGACAGTGGTCAGCCCGCAAAGCGCAGGTTGTAGCAAAGCGTTATAAAGACGCAGGTGGTGGTTATCGTGATTAAAAAGCCCCAGCAATCACTGAAGGCTTGGGGTGACCAAAAATGGAGAACGAAAAGTGGTAAAAAATCTTCTGAAACTGGTGAAAGATACCTTCCAGAGTCTGCAATTAAGAGCCTTAGCCCTGCTGAGTATGCTGCGACGACCAAAGCAAAAA